AGATGGTCTAGCTAATCCACTTTGTTAATCTGTTAATCAAATATTCTTTTCCTAAGAGCTAGAAAAATATTTTGTATGTATTGAACACTATAAACAACTACTAGGACAATAAGTTAAAAAACAGATATAAATTATTTTGTGTTCCATGCCTAAGTTATAATGGTATTGGCTCTAGTAGATTAATTAAAATATACTCCCCTTTGTATATGTATGTAGCCCTTACTAGAGCCATCTTTTAAACAAAAAAAAGAGGAGATACAAATCTCCTCTTTTTTATTTTCAGATCCTGAAAGATGCTATTGCTAGTTATCCCTCAAGTTCTAGATTATGAATAAAAACAATCTACTTTAAGTTTAGCTCACTTTTTTCTTTGCATAGGTCTTTAAAACAGACATTACTGCAGCTCCACCTGATAATGCAGCTATCTCTAAATTAGAAATATCAATACCTAATGCAGGTGTTATAACTAATGCAGAAGTTGCTGCTTCCACAAAAGTCCATACACATCTCTCTAATAAGTCTTTTAACTCATCTGACATACTATTCCTCTTCTTTCATCTTTGTTTGTACTTTTTTAAACTGTGTGCATTGTTTATTAATGCAGACAAAAGCATTATTAATTAACTCTAGTTTATCCTTACAGGCATTACATTGTAATTTCATTTCTGATTATTTAGGATGTAAGCCTTTTAGAATGATTGTTTGCCTTAATGCTTTAACTTCTGTTTTTAAACTTTTAATCTCTGTTGATAATATATCCATAATATCCTCCTGTGCCTTTGTAACTTGTGGAATGTTCATAATGTGATCTTTAGCTTTATTGTCTAGAATTTCTCCATCATAATCAATATAAGTTGCTGTAACCACATCTCCTCTGATAATTGCACCTGCAATATCTGGATAAATCTCTTTGTAAGCAACTGTAGAGCTTCCTATAAAGTTATCTTGTGAAGTTTTACCTACTAATAAGCATCCTGCTGTGTCATCATCATCATTTCCTATGTGCCATAAAATAAATTTAAAGTTAGGAACATCATCTACATGAATCATTCCTTTATGAAATCCACCAAACTTAGCTGCATATCTTGTATGGAAACCACCCTCTTTTCTAAGTGAAAGATTATAAGTACCTGCAGGGATTCTTGTTTCTCCCCATACTTTTTGTGTTTGTGCTTGATCCTCTAAGGTGTAGCATAGAAATTTTCTTTTATTGTTGCTCACATCAAATAGGATTCCAGAAGTGAAATCATCTGAGCTGTTGAATCTTAATATTTCAAGTTTCATATTTACCTTATAACCTTAATATAATCCCATTTTTCCATTCCTCCAATTACTAGAGTTAACATTCCTGCCCTAGATTTATCCCCTTTAGTGTTTTCAAACCATTCTGAGCCTGAATCTAGTGTTGGAGCTTGTACTATAAGCCTATCTGAACTCTCATAAGCTAAGAAGTAGTGATAGTGTCCATGCAATAAAATATCTGAATCAGCAATAGAGTTTCTTGCAAAAGCTTGATCTGATAGCCATTTTCTTGATTTGGCTTGTGAATTTGCACCTGATCTCATCTGATGCCCATGTAGTATAGAAATAACAACACCTGATACATCAAAAGTTAAAGATAGTTCATTCTCTGGAATAATAAAGTCTAATATATCTTTATATGCAGGAGCTTCTTTAAATATTTCCTGCAGCTCCTCTGCCAACATAACATCTTTATTATCTCCAAAAGTTGTATAGGCTTTGCCATTTTGTCTTTTTTCCCCATGATTACCACCTGCAAAAGCAACCAATCCTCTTTTAAATAAAGGCATTATCTCTTTTATTAGTGTGTAAATCATTCTTCTTGCTACTTTTTGCTGTTGTCTATCATCTAACTCAGTCTGAAACTCTTGCATGGCATAATGTCCACTACATCCCTCAACTAGATCCCCAAGCCCTGCAAACAGCACCTGATCTATAGTTTCATGCTTCTGTAGCTCTTTAACCTGCTTTTTTATCTTAGGTATATAGCTCATAAATCTCTCTATAGATTCCTCTGTGCCACCCTTACCAATCTGAAAATCTGCAAGAGCAATAGTAAATGTTTTAGTGTTTTTAGTTACTTTTTGTTTAGGTAGTGGCTTTTTCTTACTAGCTAACTGTAAAAGCTTTTTAAAGTCCTCATCAGGCATATAGACTTCATTAGATACAATCTTAGCTTTAAAGTAATACAGTCTTTCTATCTGCCCCATTCCTGCATTGACATCCCAAAACCTTATCTCTGCTGTATTCTCTACAACTCTATAATTACCTGCATCTACACCAAAATAAGATTCTAACTGCTCCTGCCAATCAACATTGTTAGTTGGTTGTGGTTTAGATACTATCTCTCCTGATTTAGTCTTTTCTGAGTAATAGACACTAGGCTCAAAGCCTTTAGGATGATTAACCTTAGTTTTATTATGTGTAGGCTTTGTGGATCTTGTTTGAGCAAACTTATCTAAAGAGTCCATACCTATAATCCTTAAAATATCTTCTTACTGTATTGTAACTAAGATGTTCAAACTCTTTGTGATTAAATACTAAATATTGAGCTGCAACAGTATCAGATATGTGTTTCTCTTCTGCTTCTTTAGCTATTTTAAGGAATATCTTTTTGGCTTTCTCATCTTTAAGAATAAAATTCCTATGTGAAAACTGCCCTGTGTGTTTATATCCCTGTTGTTGTGAAAATTGCTCTAAATCCATAGCCAACCTCCTATAAGTATAGATTAGCTGTAATCTATGACAATTTATTCAGGTTTTGGATTATCTGCTTTAACTTGTGCTATATGATCTGCCCAAAGAGTAGTGCCATTAACACTATCCCAATATTGCATATCTAGTTGGTCTTGTACAGATCCATAAGCTTCTTGCCTAGCTTCTATATAACCAAATTGTTGTTCATTAAATTTTGAATTAGCACAATCAATAACCATCTGCTCAAAATCATCATCTGATATTGGCAATCTTTCATTATTAACCTGCTTGTAAATACCATCTCCATCTCTAATAGCTTGAAGTTCTGATCTACATTCTGTTTTAAATTCTTCTAATGTCATATCTCTCCTATCTTATCATACTTTATTTAATTATTTCTTTAAACCATATAATGTAAATGTGCCTGTTTCAATAGTGCTTCCACTTGCAAAATTATCAAATGAAATAAATACACCATCACTTGCACTTGCAACTGTATGAACAAATCCACCTGCAAATCCTCTTACTGAATGAACAGTAGATTGAAAATGACTGCTTTCTATTGTTACAAAACTATATTCTGAATTTGCAAAGTTAAACAAATAATAAACACCATTACTACCTGCAGAAGAAGCATTGTCTAAAGTAGCCATAATATCTACTTTAGTTGCATTAGTTCCTGAAAGATTTGCAAAACTATCATCAGCTTTTAAATATTTTTTAGCATCATCATAATTTGCATCAGATTGTGCAGTACCACTTTTAGTAACTCTCATAAAAGGAGCATCATCTGCAGATGGCTTTAAATTATTTATAACTAATTTATACACATCAAAAGTACTGTCAATACCTGTTAATGTAACATTTGCAGTTGAACTGCTAATTGTTGTTTCTTGAATTTTTATTAAGCTACCTGCCATTATTTAACTCCATATACTGATATTGCAAAATCATCTATATTACTTCCTACACCATCCCACTGCATACCTGTTATAGTTTCTGCAACTTTATGCACTCCAATATATTTATAGCCAATTAAACCACCAGAGCCACCTGTTACTAAACCACTTGATTGATTTAATAAAAATGTGTAGCTAGAACTCTCATAAGGATTGAAAATTACTATTTTATTTCCAAGTGATTGTGTTGCAGAAGGAATACCCATAACATTAAAAGCAGTTTGTGCAGTAGCTCTACCCTCATTAAAAGTGTTATATGCCCTCATTTGCAAGTAAGCATAATCATATTCACTTGCAGATATTACTGTTCCACCACTATCTAAAAATCTCATATATATTGGCTCATTAGGTTGTGTTATGTCAAACCCTGTTAAATATATTTCATAAACATCATAATCATTACTAAAACAATCTGTAACATCAACTAAACCTACACCACCTGTTGCAGTTACAGATTTTATAAATTCTAAACTTCCTGCCATAATCTAACTTTCTGCAATTCCATATAGGGATATGCTTCCTGTTATTTGGTTACCTGTAATTCCAAAGGCCCTTATACCATCAACTTCAGTAGCTCTAGTCATAACACAACTTCCAAATCTCATTTCAAAAACACCTGAGTGGTCAACAACAGAATGCATAGTTTGAAAACTGTATTTTGTGCTATCCCCTAAATTATAAAAATATTGATATGATGTCAATGGATCACCACTATCAGCAAATCTAGTTCCAATAACTCTAGTTCCAGTAGTAGATTTACTTTCACTAAATGTTCCATCTGCACCACCATTTTGTAAAGCCCATTGATAATGAGTTCCAGATTGTACAACACCACCTTCTAAAAACCTCATTGAAATATTTTCATTATCATCATTTTGACTTGCAGTAATAGTCATAAAATGCACATTGTATATATTTTGTTTTATATCAGTAAAGTCAATATTTGTAACTGATGTAACAGTTTTAGTTTCAATTAATTCTAATTTACCTAAATCTGCAACTCCTCCAAGAAGTCCAAATCTTGCTGCACCTAATGGCATAAGCTAACTCCTAACTAAAATTTTGTAGTGCATTAAGTAATGGTGTTCCACCATCTAAAAATAAAAATGTTACTAAGTCTATTGCACCTGATCCTGTTGACATTGTGTACCCTGCACCACCTGCTGTTTTTGCAGTTACATTACCACCACCATTAACAGTTACTGCATTAATTGCAACTGTTCTATCTGTGCTATCTTGTGTAATTTGTAAAGTAAAAGTAGAAACACCATTGGTTGGAACATTAGTAAAGTCAATATCAGAAATATTCTCAGTAAGAGTTATAGATCCTGTGTTTCCATTGTTCATGTTTATAGCTACAACTCCTGATGAGCTTGTTACTGCAACATCAACCTCAGAATAGTCTTGTAAAGCTACTGAGGTTACTGTTGAATCAAGATTAACTGTTACATCTCCTGTAGCTCCACCTCCATTAAGGTTAGTTCCTGCTGTAACTGCTGTTATATCTCCTGCTTCTGCTGATACCCAAGCTGATCCATTCCATGCTTTTAAAACATTGGCTGTAGTATCATAAAAAACTGTTCCCTCTACCTTATTTGTCAAAGCTGAATTAGCTGCTGACTCTGAGGCATAAATAAAAACTATTGAATCCTGAATGTCTTGAAACCTAGCCTCTGTTACTAGATCTCCTGTTGTCCAATCAAACCATGCACCTGCTGCCATGTATTATCTCCTTAATTCTTTCTAAGTATAACTTATGTTAGTATCTATTCCTAGTTTTGATACTCCTAGAATCCAAGCTCCTGTTTCAGCAGGACTTAACCCAATCTGCCAATTCCAAGTTTTGTTTCTAGCATCTACTGTGTGTTTAATTCTTTCAATAAACAGTTCATAAGTTTCTGTTGTAGATGCTGTAGTAGTAACACTTGCCTCAACAAAGCTTCCTAAATCTAATCCTAGTGCCTTAGCCCATAAATTAACATTTTCTCTAGGAGCAAAAGATAAAGATTCAATCTGTGTCTGTGGTATGTCATTAGCTACAGTTATCTGCTCTGCAATAGATAAAACATCTGAATCCTGTGTATTTAAAGTGCCTGACTGTACTAACACATTAGATCCAAATCTATCTACTGAATCAGAACTTACTGCAATCTGTGTTGTTCCACCTGTTCTAGTTCTCTGGACTGTATTAATTATCTTATCATCATCATAAGAGCTTTTTATGTCAACATAGTTAAGCTCTCCTACACCCTGCCCAAAATTTGCCTCTGGTGTTGTTGTATTAGTCAATCTGTAGTTTCTATCTCTAAAAGTTGCATTACCATTAGCAGCAATAAAGAATGTTCCATTTTCTGCTAGTTCAATGGCTCTTAGTGCAGCTAATACAGTATCTGTTTCTGGCTGTACTTGCACTTGTAATTTTCCTGTAGATATTGCCTGATTTGTATAACCAAAGCTGTCAAGTATGTTTTTAACCCTTACAGAGCTTAATTCTTGTGCTTGTGTAAGTGTAAGCCTAGTTGTTGTACCTAGCTTAGAAATACCTAACTGCCACCCAAAACCATTTAAAGTAGCATTATTAAACAGTTTAAAGGCATCTACACATTGTAATTTAGTTTCTGAATCAGATCCCTGAGCAGGATAATTAACAGGAAAGCTCTCAACAAAACCATGAAAAAGAGTATATGTAGAGCCACCATAATCAGCTTTTATTCTTATTCTTTTTAATGGTTGCACCTTAGTTCTATTATTTACTGCATCATAATAATGTGTTGTTTGATTAGGAGAAAACCTGTTATCTGTATTAGTAAGCACAACTGTAACTGCAGCAGGATTAAAATCAGATAAGTTTGTTGCTCTACCTCTGTTTATACTAAATCTCCTAAGATAAGGAGAAACATCAGTAAAAGTTTGTGTGCTATCTAGTGGATTAGAGTCAAAAGCAATCTCTACTGTTAAATCAACATTAGAATCAAAAGGAACACTCATTATCTAATAGCATAACCTTTTTTGGCTAATCTCTCTTGTGTTACTTGTAAAAAATCCTCTGCATTGTCTGAAAGCTCAACTTTTACACTTACTTCTTGTTGTGCTTGTCCACTAATAGGAGCTGAAACAGTTGCTTGATCACTTACAACAGGAGCTGCTATTGGAGCAGCACCAACTAAAGGAGATGGTGTAAATCCCATTGGCAAATCTAGTTGTGCTAATTGTTCATCTACAATAGCAACTAAACTTTTTCCCTCAACTTGTTCTAAAAATTCTCTGTATTTATTTAAAGCACCATTGATAGCCTCTGCCCAACTAATATTAAGAACATCAGCTGCCTCTAGTATTTGTGCTTGAAAGTCATCTGTTGAAAATAAATCTAATACCTCTTGTAGGTTTTGTGCAGCTTCAAGCTGTATATCCATAGAACTTGTGCCTTTATCAGTTGCCTCATCTAATTCTTTTTGTGCATCTATAGCTCTTTTTCTAGCTTCTACCAATTGATCAGACTCTCTACCTAAAGCAAGTTCAACTAATCTTAATTCCTCTTGTGCTACAGCTAATTCCTCAGTAACATTTTTCCCCTGATTTTGAAAGAATGTTAATTCTGCTATTTGTTGTTGTAATTCCTTTTTTCTTAGTGCTTCTTGTGCAGTAAGTAATCCCTCTTCTTCTAAAGCTCTGTTAAGATCTGTTTGTGCATCATCTCTATCCTCTTGTAAATCAGTTAAATCTGCTATTTGTGTATTAGTTAAACCTAAAACTTTAGCTAGTTTTTCTGCTACAGGTAAAATATCTTTACTTATTGATTTAGCAAATTTTTTGTTTTGTGGAATTAATATGCCTGTTACTTGTCTGTAACCTTTTAATTGTTTGTTTATTATTTCTGTGTTATTTGCATAGTTTTCAAACTGTTTAACAAGATCCTGTGTTGCAACTTTTTCTGCTTTAGAAATTTCAATATTTGCTTTTCTTACAATACCAAAACCTTTTAAAATAGAACTTATTGCTTCAAACCTAGACAAAGTTTTTTCATCTAAGTCAAATAAATTAGCATCTCCATCTCCAAAATCTCTAAATTGTTCAAATAGTTCTACTGTACCTAATAAGACTAAATTTAGATCAGAAAACTTATCTATTAACTCTGGTGTTGATTCTTCCCTTAATTCATTAAAAACTCTAAGAACTTCTCCTGCAGCAGGTAATAATTCCTCTCCAAGCTCTTCTGATAATTCTTGTGTAGCTGATCTTGCTATTAAAGTTTGTGCTGCAAATCCTGCTGCTTCTCTAGCTGCATTACCCTGCTGAACAGAAGATCTTTCAAATATTAATGCAGTTGTTGCTAATGCTTTTTCTTGTCTAGTAAGAGCATCAGCACTATCTTTTCCTGTTTGTTCAAAAGCTTTAGTTTGTACCTCAGCTTCTGTTATAGCTATACCATAAGTTTTTAGAGCTTCTCTTTCCCCTACTAAAGCAGATCTAAAAGCTTGTAATACAGGTGCTGCACCTGCTGTAATATTGTTAAATGATGCAATATCTCCTGCTAAATCAAATAATTCTGATGATAAGTCTGCTGATTCAGATTGTGTAAAACCTATACCCTGTGCAACTGAGCCAAAGACTGATATAAGTTGTTGTGCCTCTGCTGCTGTTAAACCAAATAGATTAGCATTTTGTTTTAATTGACTATTTAACTTTTCTGCAGCTCCACCAAAAGTTGTACTAAATGCTCCTGCTGCTTCTTGTGCTGCTGATGCAGCTTGTATTGCTGCAAAAGAAAAATCTAAAAGAGATTTACCTGCTATTGTTGCTGCACCTGCAATAGCAAATTTACTAGCACCAGACATACCTGCAGCAAATTGTGCATTAGCTTTAGCAGATTTATCTACAGAATTATCAACACCTTTAATATCTTTTTCAAATTTATTAAGTTGTCTACCTGCTTTATCAACTCCAATGAGTTTTAAAAACATTTCTAAAGTGGCTCTAGCCATTTTATCTCCTCAATTTAGATTGAGCTTTAGCCTCTGTGATAGCTTTTTGCTCTTTCTTGTTCTTATCTATGTAGTATAACTTCCAAGACTCAAATTCTTGCACACTCAATGATTTTCTAAGAGTATCAACAGTCATTCCTAAATCCATAGCTAATCTAAATTCAAAAGCTAGTTCTGTATTATTCTGGAAACTGATCAGCTATATTAGCCTGATCCTCCTTAGTCCAAGCCATGCACCTGTATATCCCTATAAGAACTTTATCAACTATTGTTGGTGTTGCTTTAGAATAAAACTCTTCTACTTGATCTAATGTTTCAAACTCAGGATCTTTTAACCCTTTAAGCAATAGATATTTTTCAAAGAGAATCTCATCTCTAGCTCCATCAACTTCTGATAATTTATTTATCTCAACTGCATCTGCTTTAGTTAAGCCTGTAACAATAACTGTTGCATCCCATTCAGAAATCTCTATTTCTTTGGTAGGAAGTGCAGGAGCATTAGATATATCATCTAGTTTAAGCCTCTTCATGATAACCTCTTTTCTGTTGTGAATTACTTAATTATATTTTAAGCAGTTCCCTCAGTTACATTTCCAGAAACTTGAAAAGCAGCTGTAAAAGTAACAGCTCCACCAATATCAGGTGTTCTATCATAAGAAGTCATTATTGCTTCTCCTGATGCTTTAGGATTTCCTCCTGTAGTTCCAATTGGATAGAACTCAAAAGATCCCTCTGCTCCAAGTATTCCAGATAAGTAACCATCAACAGTTGCATCAAAAGAGCCTGAAATAGTTAAAGTTGCATCTTTCAATCCACTAACAAAAGCTTTGCTAGAATTTGAAAATGCTGAAACCTCAGCTACATCAGCAGTTCTTGAAATAGAAACATCAGTAAGAACATTAGAGATATCTCTTAAAGTTCCACCAGAATCATCTATTTTAAAAGCTGCATTCTTTCCATGTGTAAATGTTGGCATTTATCTTTCTCCTCTATATTTATTTCTGTGCAAAGCTAACTGCTGCTGTTATGCTACCTGATCCACCAAAAGTTAGAACAGCTCTTGCATATCTTGCAGGATTACTTGCACTTGTTTTAAGTTCTGATGTTGTACCTGTTGCCTGAGTAAAAGTTATATAGTCAGAGTAGGATACATTATCAGCACTTGTTTGTATTTTAACATCTAATGTTGGAGATCCACTACTTACAGTACAATGAAGCACACCTGCACCACCATTAGTACCTGCTGCTCCATAATCTACTCCTGTTTGATTAGATGAACTTGTTATAGCTGTTGGAGCTAATAAGCTTTTTCCATTATAAGCATCCCCATCAAATTGAAATGCTACAGCTACTGCAACAACTGAGCCAATGTCTGCTGATCTATCATAAGAAGTTTCAATGACATTACCAAACTCTGTAGGATTGCCTCTTGTATGTCCAATAGGAGCAATAGTAAAAGCACTACCTGAGCTTCCTAGTTGAGCTAAAAACTCTGCATCAGCATCTGGACTTGTACTCTCAAAATAACCTGAAAGAGTTACTGTTCCATCTTTTAAACCTGAAACATAAGTTTTGCTACTTGCTGTAAATGTTGAAGTTTCAGCTACATCTGCTGTTAAAGATACACTTGCATCAGTTAAAGTTGTAGATAGATTTGTATTATCTAATAGTACAACAGCATTTTTACCATGATTAAATGTTGGCATTTATTCCTCTTCCTCTTTAGCCATTTTACTATCAAATTTTACTGCAGCTTTATTCTTTATCAAACTTTTAGCAATTTTGTCTGGTACTTCACAGATCTCTCCTGCTTCAACCCTGATTTCTTTACCACCCTTATCTGGATAGTTACTTCCAATTAATATTTTTATTTTCATTATGCTATTACCTCTATATTGAATGTTACACCAAGAAAGCTAGTTCCCTGTGTTACTTCATACTCTCCATAATCTGTTGCACTTATAACTCTAACAGACATAGCAGCACCTCCCAAAGTTGGATCACTCTCTATAGCTGCTTTAACTGAGGTTGCCCCAGAAGAGGCTAAGTAAGCATCTACACCATCTTGTGCAGTCTGTGCATCTACTCTTGATATATACACCACTATAGGTATCTCATAGGTATCTGAGCCTCTAGCCATTGTTGAATCATAGTTTAAACTATTCAATGGAGCTACTAATGCTATAGGTGGCTCAATCCAGTCTGGAACATACTCATAAGCAGTTAATCCAGATATTGTTTCTAAATTTGTTTTTAAACCATCTCTTATTGCTGTTAAAGCAGCCATTACTTAACACTCCTAGCTATATCTCTTGCTATAGATTCTAACATATTCTCTGCTCCTGCTTTTATTTCTTTTTGCTTTTCATACACAACACCACCAATAAAAGGCTTCATCTTTAAACCTCTTTTAGATATTGCTCTAGCAACTAAGAATGGATTTAATTTAGGTGTTCCTCTCTTTGCCCACTTAGCAAGACTAGATCCCTCTTTATAAGGTGGAAAGAATGGCTTTGTTCTCTTTACAGGACTAAACCCTCTAAAGATTGGCTTACCATGTATAAATGGAGATGTAGGACTACTAGAAGCTAATTTAAAGCCCTCTGACATCCTTAGCCTGTTAGTGTTACCTAATTTAGCAGTAAACACACTTCTCCTAGTATTACCTGTGTTTTTATTGCCTCTACCTGCTTGTGATCTAGGAGATGGCTGATTGTTTAAAGCATCAAGAGAATCATCTTTTAGTTCTAAAGCAAGTTTGTTAAAGAAATCATTACTTCTTTTATTCCAGATAGTCTGTGAATTGATTGCTTTAGATAAGTCTAAAGCTCCATTTAGAGTTAGTTTCATACACCATAGAGCCTATTGTTGTTAATAGCTGTTAAGCCAACATAAGGCCTACCTGATGCAAGAGTTACTGTAGTTTTTTTAAATCCTTTAATTAAGTTTTTTACATCTGGATCAAGCTCTGAAAGAAATATAATTGGAGCTTGTCCTGTTTCTGGATTACCACTAAAGCCCATAGGACTGTTTTTTCTTTGCCAATATCTTGCACCCTGTATAAGTGATGCCTGTGCAATAGCTGCAGGAACAGGATTACTTCCCTCTTGTATTGGACTTCCATACTTAGCTGTTACTGATAATCCTTGTCTGTGTGATGTAGGTAATACTTTACCTGATTTCTCCATAGCCATTACTATTTTTGTGAATGGTAACTTTGGATCTAGTTTGTCATTGTTATAAGGAGCTACATAAAAATCTGTGTTTATAGTTAATGTTTCATTAACTGTTCCATCAGCATTTAGAGTTTTAACTACTAAACCTGTTGTGGTAGCAATATCATCAACTTCTGCATAATCCATAAACTCACAGTCAAACAATCTTGTTTCAACTGTTGCTGAGATATTAAACTGCCTACCACAATAATTATCTATTGCAGCTGCAGCAGCATCTAGTGCAAAATCTAAGTTTGTATCTTGTCCACTACCTGTGATACCTAACCAAGTTTTTAATTCACTCTTATCTGTATATTGATGACTCAATATCTAACTCCTTATTAGTTACTTATCTTCTTGTGGTTTAACAGCTTTATTTTCTACTTTTTTAGCTGCTTTTTTCTTAGGTGTTTCTAATTTAACATCAGGCATAGGATCTCCCATACTTGCAACAAGAACACCACTTAGGAAAGGACAATCCTTACCTTTAGCAAATTTACCTGTTTCATTATCTTTCCAAACAAAATCTGCTTCTTTTTCTATAAATTTCATATTTTTGTTCTCCTCATGGAACACAGAGCCAATAATCTCATTCTTTAGAACAAAACTATGGCTCTGTATTTTTTCCATATTAATTAACTATTATTCAATATCATTAATTCTTGTGAATGCTTGTGGTTTATACACAGCAAGAGCATACCTTAAGGAAGCTTTGACTGTAAGTATATCTTTACCAAAATCTCCATCTTTAGCTGAGTCTGAAATCTGTAATTCCATTCCTCTTCTAAATACATGGTTAACTGCTAAAGAGCCACCA